AGCCGATCTGTGCGCCGTCGCCCGAGGAGCCGATCTTTGCGCCGTAGCCCGAGGAGCCGATCTGTGCGCCGTCGCCCGAGGAGCCGATCTTTGCGCCGTAGCCCGAGGAGCCGATCTGTGCGAGGTCGCCCGAGGAGCCGATCTGTGCGCCGTAGCCCGAGGAGCCGATCTTTGCGCCGTAGCCCGAGGAGCCGATCTTTGCGCCGTCGCCCGAGGAGCCGATCTTTGTGTCGTCGCCCGAATTAACATTGTCGGTCGGACCCTCTTTGATGCACTTCTCGTAAATGAAATCTATACCAGCTTTAATGAATCCTTTGAAATCGAGTTTTGCCCCGATGTGAATCTTTGTCGTCGCCGTTTTATCCGAGTCGGAATGACATCGCCCCAAAGCTGTTACATGATGCACAGGGATGAACTTGCATTCATCATCCAGCATATCACGATAGCTAAGGACAGAGAACGGTGATTCGCAGAAATGAAAGCCTCGATTACAAACTTTCAACTCAACATCCTCTTCGTAAGTCTTGCCCTCCTCGAATTTGAAGCCCAGGCAGGTCATATCTGCATTGAACCCTTTAAATCCATCGATATGTTTTTCTTCGCCGAACTCTTGCGGAAGCACCACGTTATCGCCGAACGAGACGCTTTTGAATACTTCCACAATCTCTTCGACCGAGAATCCAGCGATGCCGCATCCGATCTTGGTTACATAGAAAACCTTATCGGTATTGTACCGTGTATAGTCTGCGAATCTCCGTACCGATCGCGTCAATTCCTCGGTAGACACCTTGTCCATCTGTTCATCGAGCGTAGGGATAGCGTAGGACTGGCCCTGTAAGCCCTCGCCGTGCCCCATGATCGCGCCGAACTTCTCGACCGCGACACGAGCTGCGCCGCCAACGTGGTTACCGGCCTTATTACTGCCGAATACAAAGACCTCGTTCTGTTTTAATTTGGAAATGTTCTCTGGGGTAAATACTTTGTTTGACATTGCACGTAAATTGTTTTGATTAAAATTTGCACCCTGTCGTCATCGAAGACCACGACTGAATCGCAGGGTATATCGCTACCGGCTCCCCGAATTGCTCCGGATCGTCGCCTGCTTTTTGGTATTGATCGGCCTAATATCCGCCCTTCTGCGCCAAGTCGCTCGCCGGGTTTTACATCCCTTCGGATGGTTCTCGTATTTCAATGAACCGCTTATTCGTTCCAGCCTTTCTGCCTTGCGGCCGGGGTTTATGGCAGGCTTTAGGACCCCTACGGCTTCCGTGCCGTCCTTTGCGCCCGCACCGGGACATTCAACCCGATACGGACTTTGAAAATCCGCGCCCGGAAATGGCAAACTCAACTAATCTCAACTCTTAACTTTACTCGAATGAAAGAACGTTGGGCGCGGATAGTGCTCGGTTGATCCACTACCAGGGCCGACCAGTACAGCATAGAAGTACATATTAGTCACTGGTTCGGTAGTAGCCTATCTGTCATTTTATTTGCAGTTAGCACTTTTGGCGATACGCGCAGCTGCAACGGCCCGTCTGTCCTCCGGCAAAGTCGTACGGGATTCGATCCAAGCAAGAAGCTCCTTTTTGGAAAACACCGTGCGGCGTCCAATTTTCTTAAATGGGATCTTTTTTAGAAAAACCCAATTATAAATCGTCGAACGGGTGGTCGGGATACCTTGCTCCGCAATAAACCGCACGGCTTCTTCAACCGACAAATTGTCGATTTCTACCGGTTCATTCTTACGCCTGAAATCGGCGAGCTTCGGCAGAATCGCCGCCACTTCGTCAGCGACAATAGAGCGCAATTCTGCGGGAGTGGTAATAATAATTGGCTCGTTCATAATGCTTTATATTGATTAGGGAGTGCGGCCAGATTCGAACTGGCAAACATTCCACGTCTGGAATGCCTTTCAATCGGTTAGCTTCTGTTTGAACATCTGCGCTCTTCAGGGTGTACTGTCCATTAAGCGCATCGTGAGTACACTTGGTCTTTACCACTAATCGATTCGTAATACCATTCTACCACGCACTCTTTGTCGTTATTTGTCCTCCTTCTTCACTCGCAGCCGCTCAACGGGCACGCCCTTCAACTTGGCGATCTCGTCCATCGTCACCTCGACGATCTCCTCCTCAGGAGCAGGATCGACAATGAGGCGGAAACCATCCTCGTATAGCTCATCGCAGGTGTAGTTAGTTAAAGCTCTCCTTGTATCGATAAATTTGCCCACTATGAGTTCTCCGAAGCGGAAGATAACATCTATAGTTCGGGATGATCCGTCTTTTTTTCTGAGTCGATCCCCCACCTGCCAATCCTTGTAGGCTTCGATCTCTTCGGCGGTTATAGGAATAACCCGGAAATCGGTGACCCTGACATTGGGACGAGCAAAATCTGCTTCGGTTCCAGAGTAAACATACCATGCATATTTATATCCTTTTTTGTCGATGCTGTGAAACCCATTTTTTTCATTTTGGCATAAATACACACATTTATCTACCACTCGAATTATCCCTGTGGCAAGAGTACCATCAATCTTACACCGGAACCTCCGGCCTTCGCAGCTAAGTAAATCTTTCATCACATTCTTTTTTATTGGTTTAATACTTTCAATCGGCCGGAACAAATCCTCCGACATTTGGTCTATGATCTTTTCAATATCTTCCCACACGAACGCCACCAGCCGGTCTGTGATATTTGTAATATCTTCCGTCATGAGCGCCAAGTGTTTGCATGTTTTATCGGTCGCTTGGCGTTCCCGCCACCATCGCCACGGAGTTTTCATAACTTATCCTTGTATTGGATTGCGAACTCAGCCAACGAATGTACCTCGGCCTTACGGAAGGCGTCGCGCTTCGTTGTGCGCACCGTCTCGGGCGATATGTAAAGCATATCCGCGATCTCTTCATCGCCCATCCCCTCCATATAGAGTTTCATCACTTCCTTCTGCCGCTCGGTCAATCGGGTATCGAACTCGGGGCTGCATATAATGCCGGCATACTTGCATTCGCCTTTGATCGGACAACTCACATCCTCAAAGGTGAAGCGCCCCATCCCGTCGATGTCCTGCCTGTTGTCCAACCGTCCGAAATTGCAGCGAATAAAACGGTGGCAGATCAGGAACCGGTAGTAGTTCACGTTTGCACGGCTCTTGCGGTAAATCTCGGCGAGAGCCTTGAATGCTTTCGGATATTCGGTCTCGATGCGGGTAAACAATGCCCCTGTCAGCATCTTGTCTTCGGGCTGGTAAGTATGGACGCCTTCGGTATCGCGTACCATTACCCCTCCCTCGGGATCGTTGAAAAACTCTATATTGCGGATCGTTTGCATATGATGTATTAGTACCGATTCAACCATTCTAATTCCGTCCCGACCCAATAACTGCCGCTCGTACATTTATACGCATGATAAAACCGGGCATCAGTACCGAGTGTTGCGATATATCGTTCTGCCGCACATTTCGTCTTGTGAAATCTTTGAATACGTTTCATATTATCTATCTGTTGTAAAATTCCACGGGAAAGAGGTTGTCGGCGGTATAGCTGCTATCACCGGAATGACGGCGGATGATCTTGGCAAGTTCTCGTCGCTTCAGCATATCAGGCCGGACGTTGCCTACGCGGTAGTTCCATAATTGAGTGTCGCTTCGAATACCGATAGCCTGCTTGCAAGTATCACAAAGTCGCTTGCGTTCTTCAAGGTTAGTGATACTTTGAACATACCGTTCGAAGGGTAAAAGCAATGCTACAGCATTGTTACCTCTTGATTTTTCGCTATTTGTAATTAAATTTGTCATACAATAATTGAATTACAATGCAAATATACTAAAATATTTTAGCACAACAATAAAATATCAAAGTATTCTATATTGGAAATATTTATACTTATATGTAGTATTATAAAAATATCGCGACATGAATGAAGATTTGAAACATAAAGCCATAAACCTACTTAAAGAATTGGGCTATACGGCATATCGTATATCGCAGGACACGGGATTATCCCAATCGATTATAGGTCAATGGTTAAGTGGCAAGGTAGAGCCGAGTGAAGCAAATGCTAAATACATACTACTATATTATAGTAATCGCGAACCCTCTATTTCAAGTATGGAAGATCAAAAATTCATCTCGTTTTTCGAGAAAAGAGATCGGCAATACGAAATAATATTGACCCAAAATTCAGAAATCATCCGTCAAAACGGAGAAATACTACAACGCGTGCTCAAATATATAGACGATAATAATTCAAAATAAACCAACTCTATGGACTTTAAAGACGAACTTCTAATCCTTGCTGAGCGCGTCGGCAAACTCAAAGACAATGTAAAGACGGAGGAGGCAACAAAGACCTCATTTGTCCTCCCGTTCTTGCAAGCACTCGGCTACGATATTTTCAATCCGGAAGAGGTTACACCCGAATGTATTTGCGACTATGGAACGAAGAAAGGCGAAAAAATCGACTATACCGTATGTATGGACGGCGAGCCGATCATGCTAATTGAGTGTAAACATTGGTCGGCTGACTTAAGCAAATACAAGGCGCAACTATTCCGCTACTACCATGTATCGCAGGCCAAATTTGGAGTACTAACGAATGGAATCAACTATCAGTTCTATACAGATCTGGACACTCCTAACAAAATGGACGATAAGCCGTTCTTTGAGATAGATATGCTTAACTTAAAGGATAGCCATATTGAGAAGTTGAAGCAATTCCGACATGACCAGTATAATACGTATATGATACTCAATTCCGCCACAGAAATGAAGTACATAAATGCGCTTCGGTCATTGATTGTCAAGGAAAGTAGTAATCCATCCGATTTATTTGTGAAATTTATGACTAAACAGGTTTATGACGGAGTGGTAACAAAGAACATCATTGACGAGTTCCGTCCGATGATTCAACGGGCATTTCAACAGTACACGAATGACTATATAAACGAAAGGCTTAAATCTGCCATTACGCCTGACGTTCCGTCGGTCGAGGTGTCCTCAAATGTCTCCACGGAGAAATCGGTTGCAAATGAAGAGGATATGCAAGATGGAAATAAGATAGTGACCACTGATGAAGAACTTATGGGATTCTACATCGTGCGAGCTATTCTCTGTAATACCGTTGATCTTGATCGGGTCGTAGATCGGGATGCGCAGTCATATTTCGCTATCCTTTTCGATGATAACAATCGAAAGCCTATTTGTCGCTTGCATTTCAACGGAGGGAAAAAGTATGTTGAAACGTTTGACGAGGAAAAGAAAGGAACAAAACATTTAATTACAGCACTTACTGACATTTACAAACTATCGGACCAACTCATATCAACCGTTAAATTTTATCTGAAATAAAGGAAGCCCCAAATCCGGCGGGAGAGGCCCGGCCCGCCGAAAATAGAACGTGGAACTAACTAAACAGCATATTGCATCTGGAAACCTTACTGCGGAAAGAAGATATAAAGGTCGCCGATAAACTGATGGAAGACCTTAATGTTCGTTACGATAGGCTGTTTGCGTCGATTTCAGGCGTTTCTACAGGCTTTCCGGCTGCTCCGACAGATCTAGGGGTCAAAAATCCCCCCCCCATAAAATTGGAGCTAAAATAATGTATATCAATGAATTACAAAAATATATTGTAATTCAGACACCTGATAATAAGCATTCAAAGAAGAGTTAAAAAATAGGAGCCGATGCAAATTTCAGATTGAATTACTATTCAATGAACCTTATGATAGCCAAACTACAAAAAGGAGACATTAACATTGCCGACGTTTTTCTAAATGAATTATCAAGAAATCCGGCCTATTTTAATATGGATGCCGTCAAAACATTAATCCCAAATGAAGAACAACGGATGCGAATACTGCGCGTTCTTGAAGATCATATGGTCATTGAAATAAAAGGGGGTGGAATATGGTTAAAAGCTGCGGCTAATTTATCAGTGTGTAAAGACCAGGGAGGATGTGCAGTCATCTATAACGAACAACGCAAACAAGAAGAACGGGATAATTTAGAACTTCGCAATTTAAAAATAAGTAGGCGCGAAGCGCATTGGGCTATTGCATTAGCTATCATATCTATTTGCGCCTCTCAATTTTGGGGACACACTATTTTTGAATGGACTTGGATTGCAATGCAAAAAATCAGTAAATTACTTTTTTAATCTGTCTTGATTCAATATTCTACACAGAACATTGTTTAATCCAGTATAAGTATCACCTGTCAATTCAATATTAGTTCTGCCCCAAAAACGAACAAGATAGATCAAATACACAATCAACGCAATAATCACGAATAGCAAAATATAAATCCAAATCATAGCTTCAGCGTTTTTACAAACCTCGGAACTTTCGGCACAACTTCAAAAAAATAGGCTCATTATTTTGCGGGGGGGGGAATTTTGTAACTTTGCAGCATCTAACCAATACAATTTATGTTATGAAAAAATTTTTACTTTTGATGGCTGTTATTTGTGCAGTTACTTTTATGGGGTGCGAAAAGGATGAGCAAGAATCGTTCAAGTTCGACATTGAGAATCTTTATGGCACATGGCAGGGAATTGCCATACAAAGTAACGGCGAATGGATAGATATAACCCAACCGCCACACACAAATCTTGCATTCTCTGTTGTATTTTATGAAAATGGTACATATTCGGGAAGCGGGTATTTTGGCAACGGTTCAGGAACATACAAAGCTGAAGGGGATATGATATATACTTATATAGACGGGGAAGAATTATACAGATACAAAGTACATTCTATCTCAAACGGAATTGCCGAAGTGTCTATGGGTGTAGCAGGAGATAATATAACACTGGAAATAAAACTTCAAAAAAAGTAATCAGATAGGATATATGTTTCAAAACAAAGGCGAGAATAAATCTCGCCTTTGTTATTCCCTACAAAATCATTATATTTGCATTGCTAAATCAAAATGCGATGCAAACATATCCAACCATATTGGGTATTTTGTATCTATACATACAGTTAAATTTAACTGCGTCGAGTTCGGTAGCGGAAACGCCCGACGGCTTGCATTTTGAGCCGAGCAACTCGTAACGCAGTTTTTTATTGCTAAATCAAAATGAAAAAGCGCATCGAACGCATGGGCCGCATCAAAGCGGCAATTAAACCCATGTACTGCGTCCCCAAGCGCAGCGACCTATCGTTAATCGGATCGGCTTTCGAGGCCGCAGGTTTCCGTTGTGTCCGGATCCGCACCGAATGCGAGGCCGAGCACCGCACCAAAGGTGGTGATCCCCGCCGACACGGGATGCTGGTTCTCGACGGTGACCGAGTGATATTGGAGGTATTGCGGTCGAGACCGACTAAAAAAGATAATCAACTCACAATCCCGCCTCAATCATGAACCGAGAAAATGACATATCGAACCGTACCCTATTTTTGATTCGGTCGGTTTGAAATGATAAACAGAAAGCCGAGTTCCCTCGGCTTTTTACATTCTCGCATCATATATCTTTTCTACATTCAGCTCCGTTCCGGTCAATGTAAAATATATATTCTGGAGCTGGTGCAGATACTTTATGGGCACATCCACATTGCAATCGTCGATTTCGTCTTCCACCTGCCAACAGAACCCTTCTTTTTTAGGAGATAAGCATATCACACGGGGGATGATATAGTAGTCAAATCGTTGGTAACAGTCGCTAAATTCTTTCTCAAAGCCGCATTTTTCCAATAACGTTGGAGTCAAACGTATAGGCCTAACATCTCATAATACTACTTTATCTAAAATCTCATGATAAAATCCGGCTTCCTTAATTAGCATCTCACCATGAAATAACGTCATGTCTGCACGCGTAATTTCTGCAATATACCCAATTCGCTCAAGATGGGGGTTATACACTAAATTGCCTATTCGAAATGATCGAATATTCAGAGACGGTTCCATATTACATTTCATATTCTAAAACGCATCGAATTCGATGCGTTTATTACTTTAGTTTCATTTGTGTTTTTAAGTTGAGAACTATTTATTCCTCCTCGTTTGAGGTGTCGCATGTAATCGGTTTCGTCGATTTTACCGCTGAAGTAAGGTGCGCTGTTTCGGGTGGCGGATTGTCGGGCAACGTTCCGAGGTATTGCCGAGCGTTGAGGGGTGATACGACAGAGTGTCCGAGTTGGCTTTCGAGTTGTTGTCGGGCAACTTTAGCTACTGTACCGCCCCGTTTGGCGACGTTGGCGTTGGCCTTGAAACCTATTGGATTTTCGTTTCGGGAAAGTTCGGTAGCAGAGGCCTCGGCCAATGAGTTCAACAGCAGTTCGACATTGGTCATATTATCCCGCAGGTTCTCCTTTTTCAACCCCTTGTAACGTTTGTAGGCTTTCGTGGTACGTCCGGCCCACTCCTTCGTGATAATGTCCGTAAGGGTGGCATATTGCGTTCCATCAACGCCCCCGCGTTTCCACTCGTCAGTGAGAAGTTTACGGACTTCGATACTTTTCAAGCGTTGGTTAATCCATGTATCCGAATATCCAAGGCGTTTATAATCGGCTACGGCCTGCTCAATAGATAACTCAGGGTCTTGCATTTGGTCGAGGCGGTCGCTTGCCACCTGCGCCATCCATTGCTTGAAAGGCTCGGCTTTCTGTGACGGAATCGACTGGATAATCCGCAGGACGGTTTTCACATCTCCGGCCAGCGTCTTGCGCATCACTCCCGTTTCTGACCTCATGGCTATCTGGGGACAATTTGTCCCCACGAACGAGGCGAGCGCTTCATCCCGCTTGCGCATCTTCTTGAAATAATCGGTCGGATTCACGGTGTCCGTCAGAGCGGAGATCACGTCGAGAACGGAAAAATACCACGTCTCCGTCCGCTCGTCCCAAACGGTGCGCACCTTGCGGTCCTCGAACAACTGTATGGCCTGCTTTTGTGTCATAGGAATGTAGTTTTATTTATTCCTTTTCTTTTACCTCCAGCACCGTCCCGCACTTCGGGCAGGTGATTGTGTTCGTCGGGTACGTTGCTACTCTTCCGCCTTTTGCTCCGCTTGTTGGAATCCAATTTTGCGGGCGGGTTTGCGTGCCTGCGGTATCTTGACCGACAACGCCGCAATAGCGTTGTAGATATTATCAAGCTCCTTGCGCATATCTTCCGACAGATCGCTGACCGCCTCGGCATTGTCGGCGTCCACCCGCTCCAGTAACGCCAGTTTCGCCCGAATTTCGGCCAACTCGGCCGTTACTGTCGTCGTGGTCGTGATGTAGTTCCGCATCGCTACGAAAGCACGCATAATAGCGATACTTACTTGTATGGCAACGGAGCTTTTCAAAACAGCCGATAACATAGAAACGCCTTGCTCGGTAAACGCATAGGGGTTGCGGCGTAAACCCATCGTGATGGAATTGGTTATCACAATTTGTGATTTCCAATTTTCAGTTTCGGCATCTGTCAGTTGAAACATGAAATCGGGCGGAAAGCGTTCGATATTACGCTTTACCGCTTGATTGAGAGCGCTTGTTGTTACTTGGTACAATTCCGCCAAATCACGGTCCAGCATCACCCGCTGGCCCCGTATTTCGTAAATCTTGCTTTGGATAGGTTGTAGTTCCATGGGTAGGTATCGTTGAGGTTATTCTGCCTTGATGGTTATCGACTTCCCGCAATGCGGGCACGTGATTGCTCCCTCTTTCGAAGCGGCGAAAAGTTCCGGCACTTCAACACCCAAAATATCGGCTATTTCTTGCAATCGTTTTAACGGCGGATTTCCGTTGTCACCAATTGCAATACTTAACCCCGTTTCAGTCATTCCGAGACGCGCCGCCAACTCTTTTGCGGTCATTCCTCGTTCCTTCAATAATTCTTTAACTCTCATTTTGACGTATTATTTGCCACAAATATATTGATATTCATATAAACAGCAAAAAATTTTAGTGTCAATTAAATTTTTATCTCAAAATATTTGCATTATATCAAAATATCATTTATATTTGCACCAAAAAATCAAAACAACAATTAAACAATACGGCCATGAAACTCTTAACTAAAGCAATTGAGAAGCAGTTGGCAAAGTACCCCATTTATTCACAAGATGGCAAAGGCGGCAAGGCACAGGTCATCTGCAAGTTCTTCAACCCCTGCGGCAGTCAGACGTGGTACATTCTCGAAGGCGAGAAGCAAGACGACGACTACATTCTCTTCGCATTGTTAGACAATATGGGCGAGCGAGAATATGGTTATGTGTCACTGAATGAACTTCAACGCGTTAGAACTCGCCCCTTTGGTCTTGGCATCGAAAGAGATATGTATTTCACACCTTGCAAAGTCAGCGAAATCAACTAATTGATTTATTGAATAAACGTCTAAAACAATAGAACTATGAACGCATTTGCATTTAAAGTGATCGACGCAATCAATCGTGATGGTATGGACAATGGCAGCTGGGGTCTTGTCAAAGACGTAGATAATACTGTCGCCTATTTCGGCACCAGAGAAGAAATCGAACTGAAAGGCCAGTGGGCGTACATCTATGCAGAGAAAGACGATACACTGTCTTTGCAACTCGAAAAAATCGAACCTACGAGAGTTCTGCACGTTGAAGATTGTGAACTGCTGCTCTACTACCTCGACGAATAAAGCCGTTCGGGCGGCTATAAACAGACCTCAGGCCCGAAGCGTGGCGGCACCTGCCGCCGGTGGTAAAAATGAAAGATATGAAAGACATAAAAATTGGCGACCCGGTGAGATTCGGACGCAATACTGGTGAATATCGAGGACAGTTCGATAAACTGAATATCGCAATGGTACTCGTTGGCAATAGGCTGTATTATGTTACATTTGAAAAAATTGAAAAGCTATGAAGACAAGAAAATCCTTCAAGGTGAACAGAGAGGCTGCGATCAAAATCGCAATGAACACAAACGGCATATCACGAGAGATCGCCAAGAAATACACAGACAGCGAGTTGAAAGAGTGCTTGCGACTACTCAAACTAAAAACCAACTTTTAACCTATATAACAATGAAACGAACCGACCTTTCCATCATCATGCGCACGGCGTGGCAGATGTGCCGCGCGACGGGTGTAACCTTTGCTGAGTGTCTGCATAAGGCATGGCAGGTGTTCAAATTGAAGATAAAGATGCGCGCGGGCATCGTGCAGTTCTTCTACCTCAAATCGAGTACGGGTGAATTGCGACAGGCATTCGGTACGCTTAAGGACGACTTATGCCCCGAAACAAAAGGTGACGACCGTAAGCCTAACAAACACCTCGTAACCTATTACGATACGGTTGCCGAGGGCTGGCGGTCATTCAGAATGTTCAACTTTGTAAAAGTTATATAATATATGAAACCAACGATGTACGTAGAAAAACGCAGCGATTTGACATTACTCAAAAAGGCATTCGAATTGACGGACGCGACATGTCACCGCACGCGGCTGAAGTGTGGGTGTAAAGCCTACAAAGGTGCAGACAACAATCGCGACAGCCTATTGATCGTCAAATATGACGCAGTAGTGCTTGAGATTATCCGCTGCAAAGGGTGTGTGAAGAAAAGACCTTAAAAATTGCAGCTCTCAATAAAAAATCGTATTTTTAATAAATAATTCAGTAGTAAGATTTGCATAATGTGCCGAACGTGTCCACTTTTGCATCGAACAGATATATGCGGGGTAGTGCAGAGGTTACCACGGCGGGTTAGTGTCCCGCAGGCGCAAGTTCGATTCTTGCCCCCGCTACTAAAAAACAAGCAGTATGAAGATTTTAACGCTTATCATCAAAAAGAAGTGGTTCGACGCTATTCTGTCGGGCGAAAAGAAGATCGAGACCCGCGAAGTACGTCCGACCAATACGAAGTATATTTCGTATCAAGATAACAACACTGGCAAGGTCTATAAAAAAGACGGTGATGTGCCCGAATCGGCGTGGGACAGCGACAAAGGCGTCAATACGGTTATCAATCATTACGACGCGATTCAGTTCTGGGTGGGTTATGAAACCAACCGCCCCGGTGCACTCGTCGAGGTAAAAGGGGCAGAACTGGTAGATGTTTGCGACGAAGAGACGAAAGAGCCGATTGTGTACGAGCACAACGGCAACGAATACACCATGACCGAGATCGACTACCACCTCGGTAAAGTAATCGAGAAAATGAATTGTTAAACCCTTAAAATCATTGCTGCACTCGACGTAGATATAAGACAGAAGCACAAATTAGAGCTCAAGCAGATCGACTATCTGAAGCCAATTGGAGAAGAACGAATACATGGGCAAGCTCGTCAGAAAGTCGTAGAGCGAAACAATCCCGCGATAATCTAATTGCAAGAGCCGAAGCGAGCGCTTTACGACAAAACATCTTCATGAACTCGCCATCAGCTATGGGAGAGTTCGACATGGAGAAAATGAGAGTGCTCGTACCGGAAATAGATTATCAGGCGGCCGGTCTCTCCGAGGCTGACATGAACATATACGGCATTACCGTCATGCAAGAAGAGATCAATGCAGGAACATCGTCCATAATAGACGACTTTGAGGAGATACAACGGCCATACGAAGAGCGCAAAGCAGCCGTAAAGCAGATGAAAGAGCAAATCAGACAGCAATCCGAACAAAAGGTCGAGGACATTGAATCCTACGTGATGTGTAGTTTAACGTTTTTAGTTGACTACTTTCAGTCTTAATTGTAAAGTTGGTTGCCCCAGTTAATACTTAATTTTATTATTCGTTGATA